GGTAATGTCATTTTAGTAAACAAATAAACTTTCCCCAACCGAACCACCCGGCCGTCCGGCCCTGCTCTATACAGATTGTAATATGAAAATATACAATGAGCGAACTCTCAAAAACCTTTACAAAATAATGCCAGCTGTGATATAATAGACCCATCAAAGGGAATGAGCGCTCACCTTTGAATCAAAACAAAATAACTTAAAACAAAAAAGGAGAAACCAACTATGGAAACAACCGCATTGATTGCAACCGCAACAACTCATGAAAGCAAAGTAAACCTTTTTCGCGCACTGACCAACGCAAGCCCATTCAGTGAAGCAGTAAACAAAACATTGTCTGTGGTGCAGATCATCGACCAGCCCGCGGTAAACGATCAGGGCGAGCCGGTCAACCGTTATTTCTTCTTGTGTGAAGATGGATCCGCCTATATGTCTATGGCTTTGGGCGTTGATAGCTGTGTTAAGGCTGTTCGCTCCATTTGGGGATCGGATTTTGCCGAGCCCTTGCAGATCGTTCCCTGCCAGGTCAAGACGAAAAACGGCCACACTTATAAATTTACAGTTCTGTAAATTTATTAAAACTCAAAATTATAGCCCGGTATATCCGGGCTATAATCATTTAATGGTGAAAGAATATGAAGAAATTTATTCGTACTAAACAGCGTAAAGCAGAACTTACCGCCGTCATTAGCGGATATAATTATAAAATAAGGAGAGCCGCCGCGCTGAAAGCGCATGGGAAATATGAAGGTGTTGTATTGCCTAAATTATTAAACCCTGAAAAAGAATTTACAAAAATAACAACTTTAGAGGAATACAATGAATTATTAAACCGAATTCGCGAAACCGGGCGAGCGGTTCGACAGGAAAAATTTATAACATTAGGAAAATATAAAACCATTGAAACGCAAACAACACGAATTATAAAAAAACAGCAAGAAAGAAGTATTCAGGCTTTCATTAGAAATGAAACGCCTGCCAAAACTGAATTCAAATCAGCAAAAGCCTTAAAAGAATTCATGTACAAATACCAAAAAGAAACCTTTGAATCATTCAATGAAGCGAGGGCTGAGGTATTCAAAGATAATGTCGTGATTGCTTTGACAGCGTTGGGCTTTATGGATTTAGTTAGCGAATGGCAAAGGCTATCACTCATTCAGGTGGATTCAGTAAATAGGGCATGGCCTGAAGCGGTAGAAGTGATGTGGGCGGCCTATGAATCCAAAGACGAAAGCAAATATCAAGAAGCCTATGACAGAATGCGAACGGCTATAAATGGTGTAAAAGGTATCGTAAAATACACAAAAGGTACAGTAAAATGACAGAATATATTTCCGACTTTGAAACACAAAAAGATCCTGACACTGGGGTTATGTCTGTATGGGCATGGTCTATTGTTGATGTTAACGATCTTTCAAAAATTCAATACGGAAATAATATTGAAACATGGCTTTCAGCAATTCAAGGTCTTCCGAACGGTTCTTTAATTGGCTTTCATAACTTAAAATTTGATGGAAGTTATATTTTAAGTTATCTTTTGGGTGTTGCAAAATGGCAATATAATGACGATCCCAAAGCAAGAAAAGCAAAAACCGTTGAATGCTTAATCAGTTCAATAGGCGTACATTACAATTATCGAATAAATTTCACAAAAAGAAAATATGTTAAAATATATGATACACTAAAAATATTCAACATGAGTGTTTCGCAAATTGCTAAGTCTTTTGGGATCAAAGAGCAAAAAGGGTCTATTGATTATGCAACCTTTCGCGGATATAACTATACTATGACCCCGGAAGAAGTCGAATATATCACCAACGATGTAATCATTGTAGCCAAAGCAATAAAGCAATTCAGGACTGAGGGACACGAAAGAAATACCATAGCTTCGAATGCTATGCGTTACTATAAGAAAAATAGTTACTATTCAAACTATGAATTTTTAACATACTTTCCGCACCTTGACGATGATTTGTACCACCTACTAAAGCGCGCCTATAAGGGTGGCTATTGCTATGTCAATCCTAAATTCAAGGGTAAACCGGTAGGGCATGGTAGGGTGTATGATGTTAACAGCTTGTACCCCTCGGTAATGAGTGATCCACGCAACAAATATCCAGTAGGAACCCCGGTGTTCTTTGAGGGTAAATATAAAGACGATCCAATATACCCATTATATATACAGTTTATAACCGCACAGTTTGAATTGAAAAAAGGCAAAATTCCAACAATTCAAATAAAGAATGATAAACGCTTCAACCCTCGCGAATATGTGACAAGCACCGGCTGTTTAATGGTGAATTTGTACTTAACTAATGTTGATTTAGAAATGTTTTACGAGTGCTACAATATAAAAGAAATTCAATATATAGGCGGGTATAAATTTATAGGCCGATCAGGAATTTTCATTGATTATGTCAATCACTTCAAAGAAATGAAAATGCAGGCAACCATTGAAAAGAACGCAGGGAAAAGGAGCATTGCAAAATTGTTTTTAAATTCATTATATGGGAAATTTGGTGCAAGCAATGACAAATTTGTCAAACGCCCCTATATAAATGATAAAGGAATTCTTGCCTATCAAACAGTTGAAACCCCGCGACCTGCTAAAACAGTGTATGTTCCTGTGGCCGCGTTTGTGACAGCCTATGCAAGGCGGTTTATTCAAACTCTTTTTATTAAGAATGTAGATCGATGTTGTTATTGCGATACAGACAGTTTGCATTTGTTAGGTGACGATCCACCGGTAGGAGTCAAAATCAGTGATACAGAATTTAATTGCATGGCTCATGAGTCCAGTTTTTCAAGAGCTAAATTCCTTGGTGCAAAACTGTATATTGAAGAAGATGAGCAGGGCAACCTTGATGTAAAGGCCGCAGGGCTTGGGCAAAATGAGGTAGTAAAAAATCAAATCACATTTGACAACTTCAATACCGAGCAAGAATATTTTGGAATTCTGAAAAGTAAAGCCGTGCAAGGTGGTGTAGAGTTAAGCGAATCCACATTCAAGATACGCGAGCGCGGAACACGATTTTAATAAACAGTGTAGATTATTTCAGCGAATTTGCCCAAATCTGTTTACAGATTTGGGGATTCGTGATATAATTAAGACAAGAAATGAGGAAAGAAACAACTTAATTAAAAGGAGTAAAAATTATGAGCATTCAAAAAAGATGGGATCGTCATCATGGCTACGCAACAGCCTATTGGGTTGATATTGAAAAACCGGTTATTATTTTTGATTCCAGTTTGAATGAGGTTGTAAAATATGATGAATTACCAGAGGAATATAAAAATATAGTTGATAGTGCTATTGATGAATTTGAAGAGGGTTATAATAATGTGATCCGTTTGGGTTGCAAATTATATGAGTGTTTTAATTACACGCGTTTTTCTATTATGCGAGAGATTGAAAACTTTGATGAAACAATATACAGTAACAACGATTTTAAGGAGGTGTAAAAAGTGATTCGATTTTTAATCAAACAACAATTCGCTTGGGCTAACAAATGCTTTGACAGGGAGGGAGAAATAAAAAAGCCATTTGAGAGGTTTTTCGCTTCATTTATAAATCAGGTGTTAAAAGGTAAAAAAGAAATAACGCTAAGAGCGCCAAATACCTTGACTGGCGTCCGAGGTCTTATTTATTTTTCAAAAGCTTTGGATTTGATACGCTATCTAATTGAAGTTCACGAAGAAAACAATTTTGTTGCGTTGACATTCAAAATGAACGCAAACGCAAAATCAATGCACGCTGCACGACGTGTAATTGCAAAATATGTAAAATGAAAGGAATCAATATGGCAAAACACATATATAGTTTTTTCGATAACGAGCAAGAGTGCCTAAAAACATTGTTACTTTTGGGTTTTTGAATCACTTAAAAGAAAAAATGAATCAGAGGGGTGAAATCATGCAACCAGCAGTGTCAACCGCATTACAAGCAATCCTTGCAGATCGAGGTTACAAGGTGCTTGAATTAAAAACTTTTTCCGGCGCCACATTTGTCGGCACCAATATTCAAATCAAATTCAACGAATTCCTTTTAACAAAATGCGTTTATTGCAATGACGAATTGTTTTCAACAATTCAAAATATATCGGAAGTGAGAATCTTATTTTTCAGCTAAAATAAAGAACCCGGGGATTGCTCCCCGGGTCTTTTTATTTGTACCGCTTGCAGGCAAGATTATAATCATAAATGCAAATCCATCCGGAGGGAATCCGCGCCCAAATATTTTTATTGCTTTTGTAAACCAATTCAAGAATAGTGCATTTTGTTCCGCGTTTTAGGTAAGCAATGTTGTTTTTCTCGTCACGATTCAAACAATGTTTTTTCCCATCGGAAGTCAAATCCTTAATCTTTTTCCGTCCGGTGTTCGCGCCTGCACCCTTGTAAACGCCGCGCACGTATGCCAATGTGATTGTCGATCCGATTTTTGGCTTGGGATAGTCAAAAATAGCACCGCGCATTTTTGGCCGAAGCACACCAAGAAATCCTTTATATGTATGCTTTACTTTTTTGCAGGCAGAACCGCGCGGCCAGTTTTGATCGAAAGATTCAAACCACTTTGTGTTTCCGTTCCCGGTAGCAATGCCAATGTGACCATAAGGGGATATTTTTGTCCCCCATACAACAATGTCACCCTTTAATGGTACAAAAGTAGGATTGTTTGCGATTTTTTCAAAATTTGTAACAAGGGCTTTATGTGCGGAATAATTGGTATAATAATCAATCGCATTTCCCCACGCTCCAGGTTTAATGCCAAAGCAGGAATTTAAGTAAACCTTAGCCAAATCCACGCACTGGGCACCGGATACGCGATCATAATCAATTAACTTGCCTTTGTATGAGTTGTAAAATTGATCGTAGGTCATTCTGTGTACCCCTTTTCTTTTGCTTCATTTTTAACAATATCACCGGCAATAGCCGCAGAAGTGAAGCTATTATTTTTCCACCAACTCCAAATTGTGGAAAACACTGTTAAAAGTGTGGAAAAAAACAAATACACTTCATCATCGGAAAACGGAAGCGGGTTTTTTCCGATCATCGTTAAAACTGAATTAACAAGCGCAACAAAAGTCACGATTGTGCGAATAATGGTGTCCTTTGAAACATTTTTCATTTTACGTTATCCTCCAAATCTTGTATGCGGTGTTCTGCTACCTGCTGGCGCAGTTCTTGCAGAGCAACCCGTTGTTGTAGGTTGTTATACTGTTCTTGCTTTTTTTCAAGCTGTTTAATTCTGTACAAAGTTTTTGAATTGGCAAGCCACGCGGTGAGCGAGGTGCCCACCAGCGTGACCGCAGATGACAGAATTATAGTCAACTGTTCAACTGTAATTATAATCACCCCTCGAATACAATGCCGTCAACGACAAGTCCGTTTGCGTCCGACACGGTGAAAGCCCTGCTGCCGTCAAAAGCAACCTTAATTGAGTTTGAACCCTCAGTGACTAGCATTGTAAAGGCTGAACCGGATTTGAATCCGTAGAAATATTGGATCCGTTCAACGCCGGACGCGCTGGAATGATACCGAACGCCGATCCTGCTTGAATGCTGGACAATGTTTGAAATCATTTCAGCAGACCAAATTTGTACACCGCCATCGGATCGGGTGTCAATGGTTCCGGTGGTTCGATTCTGCGCGTCACATATTTTTCGCTGACAAATAAGGGTGTTATCAGATTCAAGGTTTACACCAATATTATGCTTTTCGTAGCCGTAAAGCTGGGAACCGCGTTGTAATCGAATGCAAGGTGTAGTCGGCCATTCTTTCAGGGTGCCGGAACCGCCGCCGGAAAGAACTAAGGTTGTGTTAAGCATGTTGTAAGCGGTTTTGCCGGAGGAATAAATCAAATCAACATCGTTGCAAATTAGTTTATTCACATTCACCGCGCGGATTGTGTGCGGTAGGTTTGCTTCATTGGTGTTTGAATTTGCAATCTCCAAATTGTCCAATGTTACACTGTTTGAATTGTGAATTACCAAACCCATCAGTTTAGGCCTTGTTGTCGGTGGATCGTTGGAAGTGTACCGGCCGGAAATGTAAACATTGCCGCCGTTTGCAATATTAAACCATCGGTATGAACCAGTTGTACCTTTTACGCGTATTTCTAATTCTTGGTGGTAAATCGGGCAGGCCAACAAGTCCATGGCCTGAAAGATTTGATTGAATGGGTTGCCTTTCGTGCCGTCAGGTGATCGGTTCATGTGATAGATACCACCGGCGTCCGCGTCTTTATCAACATAAACAATATTGTTAAAGCTGGAATATCCAACACCCTGTCCTTGCGTGGTAGTCTGTTTAATGGAAGACGGTGTGCCCTGCAACAGAGAACCGCGCCAAATAGAAATCATTGAATCCGTGGGGTTGACGGCGGTAATACCCTGCGAATTGGCATACACATAGAATTTATCATTTACAGTTAAATCCTCAAATTCTCCCGACCAAAAACGCTGATTGTCCAAATACTGCGGAATTGTAAACTGGCGAATGTAAACGCCCGCCTTATCGTAAATGCGAATCGTATTCGGGGAATAAGTGAGCATTACAAAGGCGGTTGCGTTGGCCTTAATTGTCTGCATGATATAGTCAAAGCCCGGGTTTGAAAGTGCCACCCTATTTGACGCGGTGTTTGTTGCCGGGTCCCATTCGTACACATTCAGGCCTTGGGAAATGTACATTTGATTATTAGTTTGATCGTAAGCTACGGAGGACACCGCGCTTTCATTATAACCGGCAGGCGCAGAATATTTTTGGATTGTTGCAAGGGTGGTAGGGTTCAATTCAAAGATAGTCTTAGACGGTGCACCGTTCAATTCGCTTGTGGCAACAAAAAGACTATTTCTTTTTGAATTGTAAACAATAGAATTGGCGTGGCCTAACCCCTCAATGTCACGGCGGGTCACCTGGGCACCATTGGAATAGTTAAACACAACAACTGCCGCCGTTGTGGGGTGTAATTCAAGGGTGTGCCCCCGGGGGACAAAGGCGCAGGCATAGTAATTGTTGCCGCCAATGGTATATCGCGCCCCGCCTTGATTTACCGGGTAACGGTCTGTTTCCTGTTCTGCGTTTGCAAGGTTTTCACCGCGAGATGTCCACCCCAACAGCCACCGCTCAAAATCAATGTAGGTTGAATGCGGTTGATTTTTGAATGTTACAAAATCCTTTTTTAACTGAGCAATTTCCTGCCGGAACTCGTTAAAATAGGGATCGCAGATAACGGCAAGAATTTCTTTCAGTGTGCCGTCATCGTACCATTTTTGTAACTGTTCCGTAACCGTTTCCTTAATGTGTTTATCAAGGTTTTCCAACAAATCAATAACATAGTTTATCAATTCATCATAACTGTTTACCTTTTCAATGACTTCATTCATCTTTTTTAGAACACCGTAAAGCAATTCCTCAAAAGACAAAGAATCATCATAAACTTGCGGCAGAATGCGATTGCAATAGAACCGCCGAAGTACAGCGATAGGGTCAACATCGGGTTTTGGATAATTCATTTGTACCTCCTTAATACCATAAAGGCATGAATAAGTCTTTATATTCGTCAAGTAATTCGGAATAAAGACCGTTTACTTCATTTTTGAATTGCCGGAATACCTCACCGGCGGGCATTGTTAAACCGGTTATTGTTTCAATTTGATTTGTTTTGGTGGTGGTGTCATTGGCGGTGGTGGTTGATCCTTTATCAGTTGCTTTATTGGACGCGGTGTCAAGGTTTGCCCGGTCCGCGTACTCAATAGAATTGAAGTCCTTTGCTTTCATCATGTTGCCGGGTAGATCGCTTGCCGCACCCCGCATTGTTGAATTGGAATCGTTTTGATTTGAAAATGAACCGGTTGATTTGCTTGTACCGGTGGCGTTTGAATCTGTTTTGCGATTAAACTTTTGATTTGCAACCGCCAAATCTGCGGTCATCTGTGCAAATCCGTCAAAGGCTTTTGCATACCCGGGCATGACTTCCATTGATTTAGCTTGCAATTTTACTTTCCAAAGGTTGTAAGTTTCAAAAGCAAATTCATCAGTTAAATAATGGAAGATAAAAAGGGTTTCAAAATATCGCTTGAAATCTTCTATTTTCTGCGGGGTTGGGTACGAAAAATCAAAAATATTTTTTCGCGCAGATTCAACGCGAATATTCAAAGCGTTATTTCTGTTTTCGCATAAATTGTTGACAACAACTTCCAAACTTGTGGTATATCGTGCCATTACTCCACCCCCTGCGGTTCATCGTCAGTATTTCCGGCATCATCAAAAGCGGGTTTATCCTTTTCAATAATTTCACTTTGTACCCTCGGTTTTACAGATACATCAAGACCGAACCGTTCATTGATCTGCTTGCAAGCGTTTTTCCGTTCATATAGCATTGTTTCCAAGTTAATAGACACAAATTGATTATTTGCATTGACTTCATCGGTAATAAGCCGTTCGGCTTTTTCGTTTTGCACATTGTTCACACCGAGAAACGAAAGAAATTCAGCTTTGTAGCTTTCTAACAAGGTGTAAAGATCTTTAGCTACCAACGGTGCGCCGGTGTTTACACTGCCAAAACAATCGTTGAAATCATTATCTTTGTCAATGAATATATACCCCTGCGAGCCGTCATATTTTGAAAATAGATTTGCAAGGGCTAATTTTTGATTTGAAGTTCCTTTTAGAATTACCGGTGTTTTCTGCGCATTCACATTTATATCAATTATTTGTTGTGTTTTTGCGATCTTATCCACAAAATAATTTATATAAAATAAAGTCGGTGCCCACATCGGATTATTTTTGATTAAAACAAAATCGTCCGCGTTGTATTCCTGATTAAAATTGATTCCGTAACCGTTGATTTTAACCGGGTACCCGTACAGATTCAACACGGATTGATCCGCAGCGCGTAACCCTAAAAATCCCCGGTCGCGATCATTGCAGAACGCGGCCTTGCCGTCTTGAATCAATGCAAATTCTAAAAAATCAGCGTCCACCGTGTCCGGAAGATTTTCCCATTCAAAGACAGTTGCGGCAATGTTCATAAAGTAGCACTGATAAATCTGGTTTAACTGGGTTGCAGTTAAGATTGAATTGAATTGGCCGGCAAAGGTTCCGTTTGTTGCTGGACTGTGATAAAGCGCAAAAGGTTTTGTATTTGCAGGATTTTCCATTATTATCCCTCCTTTTTTAATTGTTATCAAGGGAGTAATTCCCAAAATCTGAAATGGAATGCCAAATTGTAACCCCTGCATTGAACATACCGCGAATTGAAGCGGCTTCCGGTGCAGGTGCGTTCACTTTGATATTACAATCAACTGTTTGTAAGTAATTCCATTTGCTCCGGGTATCTTTCCAACTGGATATTTTACCCCACTCGTTAATTGCATAGCCATACAAATCCAAAAAATCATCAATCGGTCCGCATTCATGATATAGCGGTGAGCAATCAACCAAACGAAAAACACAGTTATCGCTTGAAATGGAAGTTGAATCACCTTGCGAACCTTTTGTTGCCACTTTTGAATTAAAAGCGCTTGCAATATCTCTTGAAGCATTGAAAATAGAACCAACTGCACCCACCCCGGAGGTAATCGCTCCGGCAACATTACCGGTTGCAATATTTGCCCCAAGGCTTACGGCACTACCAGCCACAGCCCCCGCCGCATTCAACACGGAGCCAAAACGATTAAGTGTTCCTTGAACGCCGCCATTTTCATTGTAGCCGATTTGCATTTCACATCCGTATGGCACATCGAACACTGATTCAGCAGGCATTGCATAATTCGTAAATTTCAACTTGAAAACATTTGTTGCAATCGGCTTCATTTCAATCTTCATCTTAATTGAATTCCCCGAAATAAATTCAGGGCGTAACGGTTGACTGAATCCGTTATAATTGTAAACAACATAAACTCGGCACATGGAAGTTAGCATTTTTTTGTTTCGCGGAGTATATCCGCACGCAAGCGTTGATCCACTCAACCCCGCATTCGCCGTTTGTGTGCAAAGATAATTAGTTGAAATGTATTCAAAATCAACCCCACCAGCCGAAACAGAGTTTAACCAGCCCCCACTTTTTAATGTTTGATAAACCCAACGCGGTAAACACTTAAATGTTAAAATATCTTGCCTGCGGTCAACCTCTCCGGCAAATTCATTGATTAACTTTTGTATATCGTCCGCTTGATGAATAAAGCAACTATATTGACCGGTCATTAACGACCCATCGCCATAACCACCATAAACCCAAGGGTTGCCGGGCTTTGAAACGGACACCATTGTCCAAAGTGGCGCCCATTCTGTTTCATCGAATAACGATATTTGCTTTTCATAGTCGGCAGGTGCTCCCACCGGTTCCGGTTGGAGCCATCGGCCAACGGTGTCCTCGCTTTTTTTCACATGAGCGCGGGCGATTAAGGATTTATAATAAGTAATATTGAATTGATAGGTTTGCCAATAATCGGTTGTAATATAAATCATTGCAATGTCTTGTGCGATATATTCAACACGATCTATGAATGCATAATACCATTTTTTATTCCCTTGACGGTTTACAAAATCACGGTTTTGGTAGCGGCAATAATTGAAAGCTTCAAACCTTGCAAAATTTCCTTCAATCCTAAAGGCTTGATCCTTTTTGATATAATTGAATTTTGTTGCGCTTACACCTTTTGCCGCCAAACCATCAAAGGCGGCGACTTGCGCCGCCGCCGTTGGGAAATCAACAATGGCATGGCATTCTTCAGGCTTTCCCCATGGAACTGTGAATAAATCCAATCGTGTTGTAGGGTGAGTTACTGCCATTGTTTTTACTCCTTTTATGCAGACGCATCAATAACAAGAACGATAGGCGTTGTAACATTGTCAGTAATCAAATTACAGACAACGGTTGCAGTTGAACCTGAAACCGGAACAGCCGCCCCAGCCGTAAATGTAATTGTTTTATCCATCGCGTTATGTGTCAGAGAAACATAATCATTAAGATTGTCATTGGTTATTTTATCCTTTAAGCCGGATTCAACCACCTGCTCAACCATCAATTTCACGTTCTTAACAGCATAATCACTTGGAATTGTTGCATAATTAATCGTTTGAACTGCTCCATGATTTATTGTTACAAGGTTTTCACCGTCAGACGAATTGTAATTTGTGATTGTCAAATCCTGCAAAGCGTCAGCTTTCGGAACTTCAAACACCATGGCATTAGCAAAGGGGCAAATACCGTAGATCTGCCACACATGGAAAAAATACTGCCAGGTCAGGGAAGAGCCGATAAAATCTTCTGCCGCCGTTTGGATATTGTCGTACACCTGGAACAGTGCTTCATCACAAATCACAAAGCCAATATCGGACAGCGTTTTGCCGATGCGCTTTCTGTTTTCCAAATCGTAATTGTCATAATCGAATGAATCAACTACAATAAGATTGTTTCTGAAATCGGCTTCAGCCATGTTAAATGCCATTGCAAGAACCTTAACCCCCAATTTGTTAATCAAATCGGAGCGAATAATAATTACAATTCGGTCAGCTTCTGACCATGTTTCCACAGGGTCACCGACTGCGCCGGGCTGGTTGATATAGTTGTTATAGGCGGTAGAGGGAAATGTCATGTTCATTGCAGTCTCGCGAATAGTCGCTACCATGTCTTCCGCTTCGTCTTTTGTGGCAGGCATTGCCATTTTGCGGCCAAGAACAACATTGTTTGCGTAGGCGTCAACAATCGCCTGCTTGAACAAATTGAATTCGCGAATCTCATTGCCGGAGAAAACAGAGTTGATTTTTGCAGATACGAAACGGTTAAATTTTTCGTAAGATACAAAAGCACCCATCAATTCCTCGCGGTTGATAGACAGCGGAAACACGTCTTGCCGGTTTCTGCTGTAATAGGCTACCTTTGTATCACCTTTGTACAGTTTCAAAATGCCGGACAGATTCTCGCCATTATATCCCATGGGATTGACAGGGTTTTCATAAATCTGCTGGACATCGGTGCCCAAGGGATAAGGCCGACCTTTCTTCAGGCGAGCAAGGCGGTTTGAATAACGCTTTACTTCCACTGCGGTAAACATAATTCTATCTACCAAGACAGAAATAAATTCATTGGTATGCGCTTTGTAATTCAAAATCGGGTTGGCAAATTTACTAATATCGTCACCCTCAGCAAGCACAGGAACATCATTCTGCGCGGATTCGCTCATCATAGAACGAACTGCGTTCAATGTTTTTTGCGCTTTTGCCGCTTCGGTCAATTTCTTAGTACTCATTGAAAAAATCTTCCTCCTTTAACTCCTCGATCACTTCATCGGGGGTCTTTTCTTCATTGGCGGGCGGTGTGTCCTCGGGTTTGTCTACCTCGAGTCTTTCGCCCACTTTCATCATAAGGTTGCCGTTGATCTCGCGGATACGGTTATTGTCCTCGACAAGATTTGCATTCTCAGCGGTCAGGCGTTCAATCTCGCTTGCGTAGTCCACAAAGGTATCCGTAATTGTTGCAAGGTCGGGGCCGATCTCGGTTACATCTTCCGCTTTTGCGACACGATCAACAATTTCTTTGATTTGCTCGACGGATAAACTCATTGCTATTACTCCTTTCATAGTCTATTATATATCATTTTCTCTACTTCACTTTTAATCTGTAAATTTTCAAAAAACAATCTACCCACCACTGCAAAGGACTTTATCTTCTTAATCTCGGCTCCTGCGTGCGGCCGGTTGCTTTCTGCTATTTTGTTTACAGTTAATGGATTTGTCTTAGAGTCGCCTGCGCGGCAGGCGTATAATGCTTGCGAACTGGAAGCAAAGAAAAAATATATTATATTGTTGTTGGTCTTAATGTTGAAAAGTTGAATTGAATCTTTGGGTTTTCGTTCGATTTGTGAATAGTCATCATTTAGAAATGATTCATTGTTGGCGTATTCGTTATATTCGGGTAGATATTTTGTCGCTAATTTGTTTTGCGGTGTTGTTGCTTTGGCGAATGCTAATTCATTTGTAGTTGATAGCATTTCAGCGTATATTAAATCGTTTTTGAATAATGGACTGTAATGGAATTTTATTCCGAATGCTAAACAGTACGGGTTTACCATTGATAAAGCATTTGCCAACATGAACACCTTGCCGTCTTGCCGCGTTCGGAATATTGTTTCTTGCAGATCGGTGAACACTCTTAATTCATTCGGCAAATAACGGCGGAATGAGGATTTGTTATCAATGATGAATTCATCATATACGATTGTTGTTACTGATGAAAAATCATCGGACCCTTTAAGAATGTCGGCGTTTGTCAGGGCGATAAATCGCCCTGCCTGCTCGCCGTCTATGTAGGCTGTTTTACCTTTGATCTCAAATTTGTGGTCAGGATAATTATTTTTATGTTTTGTAAAAAATCCGTCCGTGGCTTCTTTTATTTCCGTTTTGTAGCGGCGAAGCCAAACAAATTGTTTTTTGCTTTTTAGGTATTGGTCGATCACATATTTTTTTAATTGATATGTTTTGCCTATTCCGCGGCCACCTATTAAAATATTTAGGTAGCGATTGTAGGATAAACATTTGCGTAAACTGTAATATTTCATAATTCGGTCAGCGGAGAAGTCGCACCCCGTTTCCACACGGTGCAGTTCGGCGGCCGACTCCTCGCCGTTGGCACCCACCTTCACTAATGCGTTTTGATTCCCCGCCGCCTTAAAAAGAATAGCTGAAAGGTTTATACACCTTTCATTTATAATGATAACAGATAAAAATTGTTTTGTCAAGAATTTTCGGCAATTACTTTATGTATATTTTCATATTACAATCTGTATAGAGCAGGGCCGGAAGGTCGGATGGTTCAGTTGGGGAAAGTTTATTTATTTACTAAAATGACATTACC